TACAAAAATAAAATGACCGGCTACAAAAGTATCAAATTTAGGAATTTCGATCATAGAACCTTTACCAATAGCCAAATCATTTTGGTTATTAGCTGCGATTGTTAATGTTCCGCTACCATCACTTGTAGAATAATTTAAAGTTTCCCCTGCAACAAAAGTTTTGGGCGCGGCTGATGGGTCATCTGAAGTTAAATTATTTGAACTAATATATCGTACTAATAAGGTATCAGGATCCCCAGCAGCTGCTGGAATGGCAGCTTTTACTGTAGCGCTTATACCATCAGCATTTGTAATTTTAGTTCCAACTAAAGTAGGATAACTTACGCTTAAAGATCCGAATGAAACTAATTTAACGTAACCTACAGGACTAAACCCACTACTTAGATTTCCGCTTGATCCAAATATTCCGGCTTCATTAAATAAGAATGAACCAACTCTTGCTAATTCTGATTGAATGATAGTTTGAGACTGAGTTAGCTCTCTTGCTTGCAAAGCTCTGCCGCTATTAAACAATATTCTGTGATAGTTATCACTATCGCGATAGTCGTCTTTATACTCAGTAGAAAAAGTAGTTTGTATTAGATTAGTTGCCATAGTAAATCCTTAGAGTCTGATAACGACCTTGATGTCTTCTGTTTGATCTTCATCACGAGTTTTAGGGTCAATGTTTGCCAGAAATAGTAAATCCCCTGAGTATGGATCGATGTCCGGTAAAATTCGCGCCGAATCTGCTACAATACCTGTAGTATCTCCAATATCTATAGTATCACCATCAGTAAATTGTGTAAAGCCAGTTGTTATATCATTTTGATGATACCAAATAGAAGTATTAGGAGATGCTGCATCGGACCAGTCTAGAATTCCTTTTGCGTCTCCACCATTTTCTTCAATAATATCGTTAAAATCTAATCCAGTGTATTGAGCATCCAGTGTCATTCTCCATAGAGCAAGACCAGCTTCTGCTGTAAATTTTTCTGAACTGTCATAGAGTGTTGGGTTTTTAATTAATGCAATTTGACGATAATTTTGATCTATCACAAATTTTGGATTGCCATCAACAATCTCTTGACCGTCGGGTTTAATATTAAACATTAAGGCATTTGATTTTAAATCATTAATTGGATTGTGGCCTAAACCATTTTTTGGAGAGAAAACTGGTTTAATAATTGCCCCAGAGCCTGTATTAGCTGTAATTTTTACCTCAGCATAATCATATCCATTTCCCATTGCATCTTGAAATAATGGGTAAGGAGCTTGGCCAACGCTAGAACTATCACCAATTAGAACATGACCAATAACACCTGAAGATGTGATTGAAGCTCGAGCAGTTGCACCAGTGCCGTTTCCAATTATATCTAAAGTAACATCGCCTGCGCCTGTTGGATAACCTGATCCGCCATTTATAACTTGATACCCAACAATTTGTGCTGAATCCGCAGCTTGTTTTACAAGATATTGTGAAAAATATGGATCATCAGCTGGAGCAGAATCCACATATTTTAATGGCATCCAAGCGGTAGTCATAAAGTTATTTGCATCAGTAACATTTACACTGTATAAAAATTTCCAAATGTATCCATCTGTTTCTTCTGTAAGAGTAGAGTTAGTATGATCTGGTTTTACAGTTGAAGGCTGTTCTTCGCCTGCGGTATTTTTATTAGATTTAATGCAAAGATAAACATTATTATCATCGGTAATAACATATGGCGTTTGATCTACTGGATGGTTAACAGTTTCATGATCGCTAAACTGATAAAATGTATCGCCTGATGTCCAATCTCTTTTTGGTACAACCCAACTAAATGCATCCAGGGCTTTTACTGATTGCATTGAAAATCTAAACTCACGTTCTTCTCTAGCGTTAACGCTAAAACCCGGCGGGTTTGTATCGTTGATGTTAATATTTATAGGATCATTCCATGCTTCAGAACGACCTATTGCAATATAAAAATTATTATCAGAGTCGCCAATACGTGTACCTTCATTTTCATTGAAGATTTTTTGTACTAAATCTCTTTTTAATGTATCAGTTAAAATAGAAGCCATGTTTTATTTCCTAGGATGTTGAGGCCGTGCCACCAATGATGTACCAATTATTATTTACCCACATAATCATCGTTGATTGTTTTGTGGTAACGTCAATGTCTGTATGAGCACCATTTTCTGGATCAAATGATGTCGGTTGAATTACAACCGGAGAAGTACCAATATTAGTAAATGTTTTAGTTTCTCCAACCACCGTGCCATTTGGAACGGTAACTGTAATTCCACTACCATTTACAAGATAATTACTTTTTGTAACATCAGCTAATGTTCCACCTGCAGTAATTGTTGTTGCAGGTGGTAATGCTAATTTATTTACTAAAATAGCGCTGTTTCCTTTTGGTTCTAAAGTCAAGCTAATATTTGTATTAGAACCAGTTGCTGAAACTTTTGGTGCGCCGCCATTTGCATTTGAAATAGTAATTTCATTTGTTGCTGAGCTTACTGGAGCAAATTTAATAATTTCGTTATTGTTTGTGTCATTAATAGCAGAAATAATTTTTGGAGAAGTAATAGATGCTCCAGCATTAATTATTGTACCAGTAGACAATGTTTTATTTTTTAAAGTTTGAGTATCAGAGTCACCAACTATATTTGTTGCTGGAATTGATTTAGATGTAGAACTATCAATTACACCACTTCCGTCTGATAACATAAAAGACGATACGGGTAAACCATTAATTGTGTTTAAACCAATATCAATTGTTTTATTTGTAATAGTTTGAATAGCTGAATCAATAAGAACATTACCACCAGAATCTGGAAAGTCTATTTCAATATTTTCATTGCCTTCATTGAAACCAACTCTAGTGTGATATAATATGCCATTAAGATCAAACCCACTGTCAGTTAGAGATGTTGCAGTTGATATGCTTGAATCTCCACCAAGCCTACTGAAGATCTCTTGAAAATTGGAATTCATTTTTACTCCGGCGGTACGTAAAGTATCGCCAGTTCCATCATTTGCTATAGATCCAATATTAATTATGCGTCTAGCCATTTGGTTTCTCGTTCAAAATTAGTTGAAATTATTTATAATGTTTATCCAGTGTAATCTGCCGAGTCAGCACTATTTTCAGAATCAAATAATGTATTGAATTTGCCTTCATCAAATCTAGATGTAAACATATCAGAATCAGATAGAGTTTGTTCTTCGTCGAAGGTAGCTGCTGTTCTAAATACAGACGCTGGATCGTCTGAATCATCGAATGTAGCACTACTTGCATCCAGCATTTCTTCAAGATTGTAGCCTTGTGCATCCTCAAGTTTAATGTTTCCAATTTGGTCGAAGAACTGATTTGCATTTTGTCTGTGCATACCGTAATCTGTATCTCCATCAACAAGTAGTGTCTGTGAAATAAATGTTTCTGTTTGTAGACTTGCATCAACTGTGAAACCAAGAGTAGCAGTTAATTCATCGCCATTTGGTAGCTGGTCTTCCAAACTATTTTCATTAATAAGTTCAATAAGAAGTTCACTGCCAAGATACATGCCGGCCGGATGGACAAATAACTTATACACATCCCGCCATTCATTTACAGACACACCAACTCGAATTAGCAAAGCCATGACTTGGTAAAGCTTATCATCAGTAATAAATCTTTGAGATTCAGTGCCAATATTAGATGCAGGCGATGTTATTTGTTGGCCTGCTGTATTTGCGCTGTCTAATGTATAATTAATTTCAGGGCCAACTTTAAAAATATTTTCTTTTGGATACGTTACAACAGGGTCTTCTCCATAAAACCCTCTAAAGAATTGTTCAATCGAATACTTAGTTCCTTTTGAACGATATAAAAGATTTGAAAACTTAATCGCTTCTCTTTTATTTTGAAATCCACCAAAATATGATTGTCCTAAAAGCAACTCATCTTCTAAAAATGGGAGATTATCACTAGGCGTTTGTGTAGCATCTCTTGATTCGTACAATCTTTTAATTTTACCAGAAGGATTTATATCTGAATCCATAAATTCATAATAAGCTTCAAACAATTGTTTTAGCTTTGGATATTCTTCGCCAAAGTACTCGGGTAGAACGTTGTCAATTTCCGCTCTATGGAAATCCAACTTAATTCTATTATCATCGAATGGGGTTTTATCTTTATATGCCATTAATTCGTTGCTGTTACAGTTACAGATTTCACTAGAGATCTTGTAGGATCATATTCTAGTAGTTCATTTCTTACTGGAGATATTGCTGATTGATTAGCAGGAATAGCCGCTAATTTAATTTCAGATCCACCACCAACAATAGAAGCTGGGTTGAAGAAGTTAATTGTAACAATACCTGCTGTAGGATCAAAATTACCAACATTATCTATAATAACAGCATTACCAATTGCTGCTACAATTTGGATATCGGCGCTGTTTAGTTTATTTCTAAGAAAACAATTTTTACCATCATATGTAAATTGGTTACTTGTAATAATATACTCATTATTTGATACAGGCGCAATTTCCACAGGATAGCGAATTATTTGAGTTTTAATTGCACCAGCCGCAGTAAGATCTGTTAGGATTCCATTAAAGTTTTTACTTTGCACAGTTGAATTATTAATTAGATGATTTACTGCATCTTTAAATCTACTTTGAACGACTAATTCTACAACCTTCGTGATATTAGCAGCCGAAATAGTAGATGAACCTTCAGCGTCCAATGTAAGATTCTTTACAGTATTAGAAATGCTTGGTGAGCTGGGCGTAAATCTTCTTTGCATACGAATATTAGAGCGAGAAGAAAGAACAGCAGCATTAATATCATCAACTAAAGAAAGCATATTTGAACGTCTAAATGATTGTTTAAACTTACCGGTATTTAAATTAAAATAAGATTGTACTTCATCGCGAATCGCAGTTGTTACATTATTTTCAGATACATCAGTTAGTCTAGGGTTAAATTGAAAAAATACATCTGCTTCAATAAATGTTTTTATTGGATCTTCAAATCTAATTTTAAATGATGTAATTGCTAATTGGTTTGCTAGGTCAACAATCTCTTGTTTTTTCGCAGCCTGGGTTGCAGCATTCACATCATCTTGAAAAACAATTGAACTAAAAACTGCGCCGTATTCCGGTGGAACTGCATCTTCTCCGCCAAATGTATTTGTGTCTTTAATAAATGTAGAAAATCTACGAAGAATAAGTGACGTATAATCTTCCGCTGTAACCATACGGTTTTGAGCTGCGTATTGGAATGGAGCATTTTTGCGAATAGATTCAATTGTTTCTTTTACCGCGCCGCCGACGCTATTTGAAACTGTGCTAGTTGTAACGGCTGATGAGAAAGTATTAGTTACACCAAATGTAATTGCTTCAGTTTTTGTAAAACTTATTGCACCATTTGCACTTGGTCCTTTTGTTGATAGATACTCAACTTCAATACGAGATCCAGCGCCCGGAGCAATACCAAATGTTTTACCATCGCCAAATGATAATTCAAAATAGCCGTTTGGTGATTCTTTTAAAATATAAATTTCTGAATTAGCATTAATACTTGTTACGTTAATAACATTATTATATGTAGCAAAATTTGTTGAAGTAAACGAATCATATACTTTTACGGTTACAGTTGTAGAATCTAAGTTAGGATCTGGAATTACATACACTGGATTGTCTTCATATTCACCTACAAGGAAAGACTTAGTTCTTTTTGTTCCTTCGTACAGTGTAATATTATTTGAGCCATCTTTTGTTTTAAATTCATAAAAATCATTACCATCATTGGTAGCTTCATAGTTTTCAATAGTGGAAAATGTATATGATACGTCATCAACTGTTGTAGTAAATGTTGTATAACCCGGCAAAGAAATTTTGTCATCTTTTAGTTGGTCAGGTCCAGTTAAAAAAATTCTAACAACAGCCTGAGATGCAGTCGTGGTGTCTGGAACATATCCAATACCTTCAGCCAAAGAAACAACAGAACTTCTTAATTGAGCTGTACCAAGATAGGATTCATTCAAAGCAAAGTTTGCAATGAGCGCATTTACATGTGTATTATATGCTAATACATCAAGAATGTTTGATAGCCCAGCAGCTTCAAAATTGTAATCCCTAAACTCTTGTTTATTGGCCAAAAATGTTTTTAGATTGCTTTTAATATTATTAAAATCTAAAGCTGTTGATTTTATTGTAGTTGCCATGTTATCTCAACCTTGATAGTGAAGTTGTAAACTGTACAACTTCTTCAGTGTTTATTACCTGAAATTCTATTGTGACATTTAAGTCGTTATAATCTTCTATAAAATTAACAAATATATTAATGATTTTAGCTCGAGGTTCATACTCATTAATTGTTTGAATAATAGCTTCTTTTACTTCTATTTCAATATCTTCATCAGCTAATTCAAATAATAGTCCTCTTACATTACCACCGAAAAAAGGTTCAAAAGGTTTTTCATAATAATTTGTTTGAATCAAATTTTTTAATGCTTGTACAACTGCAGAAGCATCTTTCTTTGTATAAAGCTCACCATTCGGCTTTGCTGTAAAAGACAAATCTATGTCTTTATATTCCTGGATACGAGAGGTAAGTTTCGATACCTCTGTTATATCTTTATCCTGCCGTGAAAATACTTTAGTCGCCATTGTTTCTTCTTTTTGATTTATTTATACCCATTAAATCAGTATCCTAAAGCCAGAATTCCATGTTCCTGCTTTTCCTGGTTTATTTTGTCTCCAAGGGCTTTCATCATAATGAATAAATTTTGTATATCCACCAATGCCTGGTCTTACGTTTTTGACGTTTGCGTTTACAACTAAGGCTTTAATTAAGTCATCATATATTTCTTTATTAGAATTTGTATATAGTCTTTCACCATTATATGACAAATAGAAATCAGCAGCCCAACCAAGCGGATGGTTTTGTGTTCCTGCAACTCTTCCAGATCTACCACCGTTGAGTGTTACAGTCGCAACATACCCTTGACCTAATGTAGCTACTGCTGCATCTAAAGCATCAATAATAACTTGTCTGGGTAATGCGTTTGGATCAGGGTTTAAAAATTTAACTCTACCATTAGGATTAACATAAGGAATTTTATAATCAGATGTCAAAAGGTCTAGTGTTTCAGTTCTTTTAGATAAAATTTCAATAAACTCGCCTTTAGAAAACGTTGTATTATTATAGTGTGTTTCAATATCTCTATTGAACGTGCCTCTATAATTTTCATCAATCTCTGGTAGTACAACTATGATTCTGCCTTTAAGTGGCCCTTCAATCGTGTCATATGATAAAATTAGTTTTTCATAATAAATTACATCTTTCCACCATACAGCTAATTCAAATAATGAGTTTAAATTGCTTTTACCTGTATTACCAATTACATCAAATACAACTGCCCTGCCTTTTAGTTTTAAATCATTAATACTTTCATTCGTAATTGTTTCTGATGGTCCTGGGCGATAAACACTTTCAGATATTTTTAAGCTAACATTTTTAAATTTATTTTGATTTGAAAGTATATTTTTCATATTTAAAGCGTGAATTCCAAGATACTTTGCTAATTCTTGCTTGACACTAAGGTCTCTTAAAAAATTTAAGTTAGTAGAATCTTCTGATCCAAGAAACTTGGCCATTGAAATTCCAGGAGCTAATAATGTTTTAGTAGTAATATCAGATTGTCTATATGGATTATATTTTTCATCAGGATAAATTTTAACTTCAGATTGTCCTGGAATAAAAACAATTGCCGGATTTACCGGTGAGCTTCCATCACCTAATGAAACCTGTGGTGTTGGATCTGATTTTACAATTCTTCCCATTGCAATAGGCGATGGAATATTCCATTTATCAGTAATTACACCTTCTTTTAGCAATTGGCCTACTAACTGGTTATTTGATCTATTTGCTGGATCTCTTAACTTTGATCTTGCTTCCCCTGCTGTCATTTTTGTTTTAGATCTACCAGAATAATCAGTTGCTCTATTTACAAATCGTTTTATAAAGTCGCCAACATCAATGTTTACCTTTTTGATTGCATAAACAGATTTTGACAAGTAATTGCTAATATTAGATGCAGAAGCTTCTGCAATTGTTGGCATAGTTGTATTTGTAATAGATCCTTGTGTTCCAGTATTAGGCGAATATCCAGGGCCAGTTCCATCATTATAAGATTGATGTAATGATGTTGCAGCAATCTTTGCCGTTCCATTTAGATCTCCATGAAACGTTGGTGCTTCAACTGCATCAGTAAATTTAGCACCTTTACCATTGTACACCATACTTTGCCCACCAATGATACCGCTACCACCCATCATTACTAAATTGTTAGACCAAATTCTAGATTTATCAGCCGAGATATTTAATTCAGCTTGAGAACTTATATGCATATTGTTTTTAGCAAAATAATTTGCAGCTCCGTCAATATTCATTGAATGAGTGCCTTTTATATTATGAGAATGACCACCAAGAAAAGTGTCTGTGACTTGTTCGGTTACAGTTGTTGACATTGATTCGCCAACCATAGTACCCTTTGTTCCACCAATGTTAGATCTGTCTGATCCTTTAATTGTTTCTGTTTTATTGCCTCTTACATTTACATTATAATTTAAACAATCCACATTAAAATCGCCACTTACTTTTAAGTCTAGGTTACCTTTATAAATCATAGTGCCATCGTTTTCAACAACAATATGGTGTTCAGCACCAATTAGTTCTACCTTTTGTTCCATTGCAGATACAAATATAGAACCATCATCTCTTAATTCAATACCACCACCATTGTTATGCCTAATCATAATACGTTCGCCATTGGGCGTATCGTTTACTTCAATGATATGTCCAGACTTTGACTTTGAAATTTGATTTAACGGATACTCAGATGGATTCGGGCGACTAACTTCAATAGGTAAATCCTCAGCTGAGGTAGAAATAGCTAATCTATTTTGCTCACCGCCGCCTCTAGCATTAATATTAATACTATGCTCAGATCCAGCTGATGGAAAAACACCAGATGCATCCTCGTGGTTTCCTTGGCTTGATTTATTTGATGGTAGCTTCATATTAATTTCCTTCAGATCTTCTCATGGCTAGCTCGGTTTGATTTAATGGCGGCTCTTTTTTAGGATTATAATTATCAATTTTTTGAGTAAACCCATATAAATTTAATTTGTTTGAAACAGAAAAGTATGGCGATCCATATTCATCAGCAATTTCATTTGCACCGAAAACTTGCATTCCTGGTTTTACACTAAACAAAATTTTCAATAAAAGTTTTAATGATCCTAGAACATCAGAACTATATTGATTTGATCTATTGTCACCACCTTCTATTAATATAAGAATAGACTCTTCTATGTGTTTACCTACATTTGTTTCTTTACTATGACCAAGTCCTTTTGATTTTACGTCTAGTGGTCTTCCATAAAATATTTCTCCGTGAGTTCCAATAAAAAAATGAAATGGAATGCCAACACCATCTTCATTATATTTTTGGTGAAAATCAAATGAAGACCAGTTACCATTTGTTTGACCAGTAGAAAAAATAATTGTTTCAGTTGTTTCGCGATTCATAGCTGAAAATTTAGCTTGAAGTTCTTCACGGCTAGTGGCTTGTCCAAAGAAAGCAACCTTATCTGTAGTTGTTTCAGACCATTGTCTAGAGCTAAATGTTTTAGCTGCAAATGGAATATCAACTGCTGGTTCTTTTAATACTTTAGACGCTTTATTATTAATTTTTCTTACTTCAGTTTCAAGTTCGGTATATGACTTATCGGAATATTTTTGTAATACAGTAACACCTAAAGCATACTGGCCTTTACTTGCAAAATTATTAATTTTTTCAATATCATCAGAAGGTACGAATTGGCGAGCATTGTTTTTAGTTGCAGCTGCAGTAATTATTACTTGTGATGGCTTTAATGATTGCTCAATTGCATTTTCTACAGTTGCCTCAAATCCATTTTTAGCTGAGGCCAATCCAATATTTGAGGCATTAATATTAGTATCAGCAATAGCAGATACTAAATTGTTTAAAGTATTTGTGCTATTAATTTGAGAACCAACAGCCACTTTAATAAGATCGTTAGGGTTAAAATCTAAAGACTCTTTAAAGTCAGGATCTAACGCCTCATCAATAGAATCTAATGATGCTTTTGTTAAAATTTTTCCAGTATTAGGAACAGATACATCAACGTTTTTTTCAACAGCGGAAATAATTTGATCTGAAGTTGCTTTTGGTTCTGCTTTTTTTAGGGCCGCTGCCATTGCTTCTGGAAACGGCGCAGCAATTATTATATCAGTAAATGATTCATTTGTAGTTGTTGTATCACCAATAATTGAGTCAATGACAGATTTATCTGATGACTCTACCTTTTTATTTAAGCTATTAATGCCAGATCCATTACGCTGCAGCTGAGTAATTGACATCACATTTTGATTTTGTAATGGACTTGACCCATCAATGGTAGATATAACATCATCTATATCAGAACTAAGCGAAGAGAATCCACCAAGGTTTTGACCAATCGTAGATCCTAGTTTAGATGATGTTGAGACAAATTGCTGTCTTATTAAATTTTGCACTCCATTAGAAATAGACCTTTCGGCTTTCTTTGATATTGTTTCTAAAATTTCTTCGACTCTATCTTGCATTATTTCGGCCCTGCATAATTTTCAATTGAAGATTTCCATTGTGAAAAGGCTTTCCGCGCTTTTTCTTCACGTACATCTAACTCGGCTTCTTTATTTTCTACATTTTGATACTCATTAAGGAATACCCATGTGGCATTAAATTCATCTTTTCCGCCTTCATAATTATCGCATAATAGTAATTTATTATATGTAGAATTATACGATCCGCCATTTGTGTCTGGATTTAATTGTCCTCTAAGTTCGTGTATAATATAACTTAATTGCACAAAAAAGTCGTCCCATACTTGTCTATTTGAACCGGCATATATTTTTAATTTCTGCAATCTACGTCCAGAGCTTTCGGTTGATTTCCACTTGCCAATACCCGCTGACTCTTCGCCTTCATCTATTTTAATTGGATCAAACTGACTATTTAATTGCTCAAGGTTACCAACCACCCCTGCTGCCATTTCAGGCGAAAACTTATTTGAAATCAAAAATTGCATAATAATTAATCGCTTTTGATTTATTGATGGATTACCTTCATAATACGCTGTTTTTAAGTCTGGTGAAATAAAGGTAGAATCAGCATTTAAGTTATCTGGATTGTAAACATCTTTTGTTTCAGCTGGGGCTCTTTGATATTGAGAAATTGAAGGAAATTCTTTTTTAGATAAACTACCAAGAATTAATGGTTGCTGAGAATCTTTACCGTCTAAAAATATTCCAAACACTAATGCAGATTTTAAAATCTGTGGAATTTTACCAATACCAGAAACACCACCTTCAGTAGATGGTAACATAGTTTCAGCATATGGTAAATCTTCATCAGGAATGTCTGGCCCATGAATACCAAAAATTCTTATTTGCAATGCACCTTGCAGGCTTGGATCGTAGTTTTTTACTGTACCAATAAACCATCTGGTTTCGTCGCCATAAAAACTCATCGCACATTCCTTTGATTTGTAATTCTAGAAATGCCTAAAGAAACTGTATGCAATTTTTCTACAATATTAAAAATATGCCTTTTAGATAAAATTAAAAAATCACCAGACCTTTTTTGATCTACGGCAGCTCTATCATCATTAGTCAATATTTTAATCTCAATTTTATTACCTACAGAAGTATCTGGATTACCGAGGAAAGCTAGTCCTGGAACATAAATTTCATAAACATTTTTAACAAGCGTATTTAATATATTTCTTCTAATTTCAAATAGCTCGTCAAATGAATCAAATTCTTGTTGGCCGAGTGAATTAATTCCAGACTTAGGATATGGATTTGCTCCAATTTTTACGCTATTCATTGTATTAAAGTCACCCAAAGATCTTTGGTCAACATCTTCAGGATCAGAAATAAACATATCATCAATAAGCGTATGTGAATGATTATCTTCCATTAGTTTATTAGATACTAATGTATCCATTCTTTCTTTCATATTGATATGGTTTTCATACACTTGACCTGTGGATGCATTTACGTGAGTAAAATTAGAACCTATTCCTCCGCGCTTAGCAAGTTTTAAAGTATTTTCTAAATTATTACCAGAAAATTCAATGATTGAAGTCATCTGTGTTAAAAGGTCAGAAGTTTTACTTACGTCATGGTGATATGTGAATGGCTTATCTCTATTAAATGGTTCCTTAAATGGATCAAGAATAGTTTCAAAATCTGTTAAATAAAAGTCTTTTGAAAAAATTGTAGAATAAAAGAAAAATGGCATACCAGATGTAGTTGTCATTTTACTTACAACTTTTTCTACGGCCTGCAATGGAGTTATATATGGAACTAAATATCTAAATGGTTTTTGAAATGATTGACTTTTTGATAATACTTCAACTGTTCTATTTAGATTATCTCCTACAATATTGCGAACAATATCTTCGCCAAAGCCTTGATATGATTTACTTATTGATTGCACCTCATTATAATATCCAATATCTTCAATCATATTTAATTTAAGCGTACTAGTCGTTTCATTTACCTTGCTTGAAGACTCGACATTTATAACAACAAAATTACATTCAAAAAGATCAGCTTCTTGGTTTGGCATTTCAAAAACAATTTTGATTTTTTCTGTACCCTGAATATCAGTAATACGATATAAATCATGGTCATCAACTAAAACAATATTGCCCGTGAGATATGGTGTTTTTAACGATTCAAAAATATTAACTTCTGCCACAATAGGTGCTGCTTGGCGATTACCAAGTAGAAATAATGGTTTATTAAATCTTTCTGAATTAAGTTCAATATGAACAATTCTAAAGGATTCTGCAGAGAGAATTGGATCTGGCATTTTATCGTCTTAATAGCTTTTGAAATTCTGTTACGATGGTATTGATTACTTCAGGCTTAAAAATTTTAATTCTTCGTAAAGCGTTATTTTCAATTCTTAAACGCTCAAGATATGTAATGGCTGTTTTGCCACTTGTGCCAGTGCCAGTATTATCAATGCCATATCCTACTCCATATACAGGTAAATCTACCCAATTACCGACAGCATCTTCATAGTGATGTATTGCATTTAATTGGTTACTTTGAACTGTTTGAGCTGTAAGGGATTTTAGTTTATTATCAGAACCCCATAAATCAGTATCTGAAACTCCAATAAAACTATAAATGGTTGTGCCATTCGGCAAATCATTAGTAGATAAAACTGCTTTTGCTGTTGCTTTTTTACTCGTGGCCGATGCGATTGTTGGTTCAGAAATTTTAATAGTTGGAGTGGCTGTATAACCTTGGCCTTTAGAGCTTAATGTAATTGCAGTAACAACGCCATTCGTTAATTGAACTGATTGAACTTTAGCACCAGTTCCACCACCGCCTATAATTTCAACAGTTGGGGCAGCAGTATATCCAGATCCACCATCAGTAATTGTAATTTTACGAATTTCAATAATTGGTTTTACAATCAATTGGCCAAGATCTAAATTTTTTTCAATTAGTGTTCCCTTAAATCTAGTTCTGTCAAATGACGGATTATTTGATGGCGCTGCCGGCAGGCCTGGACCATCAAATTCATTCCTTGTTGCAATAAGGTCACCAACATAAAATTTATTTAAAGTGTCATTATCAATTTCAGATAAAGCTTCAAATGTTGAAATTACAGTGTTTGGATAATATTCTTTTCCTTTTAAATATAAATCTTGTTCTGAAATTGGCCATCCTTGTTTTCTTAGCTTTGTATTTGAAAGATAAAAAGTCCAATAATAATCAGACGTGCCATATAGTTTATATGACAAAGCATCTGGTCTTTCATTATCCATAATTTCATAATACTCATATTGAGTAGCATTATCAGATACTTGATCAATCAAGTCGACATATGCTGTAATATTTTGAAACAGCGTTGTTTCAATTTCATTGCCAAAGTTGTAACCAACGACTGGAAAATTTCTAAAGTATGACATGCTTTATCCTTCAGCTTCCGCAATAATATCTCGTTTAGTCAATGCTCTTTCTTCTACAAATGAAAGCGATATATCTGTTTCTTGGAAATTACCATCCTCATGGAAGCCCATACTTGTTGGGTTATAAGCAACATCAACTGTTTCAAGAAAACATGGTAAAATTCCAGTTGCAATCTTTTTCTTTCCATATCTTAATTGAATATCAAATTTACTTGGAAATTTAAGAGCAGCCTGCAAACCTTCACCTGATGTTTCAGGATACATTTCTTCTCTAAAGAATTGAATGATTTTTGTAATTTCATTTGCTTCGGTTTGGCTTGTTGGAATTAATTTAAATGCAAATCTAAATTGTCTAATGCCAACACCTTTTAATGTTTGTCTTCTATTTGGATTAAGTGTTACACCAGTTGTTGTTTCAATCGCACCAGTAACATCAGAACTTAATCCTTTTGCAACTCTAAGTGCTGCAACCTGCGCAGCTTCACTACCTAATCCAGATTTTACTGCTTCAGATAAAGATTCAAAACTTGGCAGCGCATTTCCAAATGCTGAACGAAGAAGATCAGCTCCTGATCCACCATTTTGTAAGGCATTTGCAGTTGCAGACCCAATAACATTTAAATCTACGTTTGTGTATTCGACTCTATCTTGAAATTGTAATGTTGATGGCAAATATAGTTGGCATTTTCTTCTACTACCAATGCGCTTTGGTATTGGCCTTCGAGTATCTTTACTTGCTTCTGAATTATATAATTTTTTTAATTGATCTTTTTCCTGTTGTGATTGATTTATAGCTAGCACACGATCCACACCTTGTTCAACTAATTGATCTACTCTAGATCGACTATTATTAGATAACAAGTCAAAACCAGTGGATGCTACAGTTTTGTAGTCCTCTTTGTAGGCTGTAAAAATGACTCGCCCTTTGTAGTCGTCTTGATTTTCTGATGGAAATTTGAAATCTACCATGTCATTCCATTTTCTATAAATATATAAAATTTGTAATTATTTATATGGAAATTCATGGCGTATTCTGGTCGTTATAAAGTTAAGCATCGTTCAAAGTATAAGGGTGATCCTGATAAGGTAATTTTTAGATCTTTGTGGGAACGTCATTGTTTTAGATGGTGTGATGAAAACCCAAAAATTAAGAATTGGTCAAGTGAAGAAACTATTATTCCATACTTCTATGAAGTTGATAAAAAATATCATAGATACTTTGTTGATCTAAAAATAACATTTAAAGATGGTAAGACTATTATTGTGGAAATTAAACCAGATAAAGAAACAAAACCTCCAGCATTCAATGGACGTAAAACAAAACGATATATTAACGAGGGTTTGACATACGTTAAGAATATGAATAAATGGTCGGCTGCACAAAAATACTCTCTAGACAATGGTTATGAGTTCCAGATATGGACCGAGAACACCTTAAAGTCTATGGGTATATTACCAAACCCGAAGAAAACAATTAAGCCATTAAAACCTTTGAGAAAAAAGAATAAATAGTTGTATGTCAAATTTATTTCAAAAACTAGAATTAGAAGCCTTTCGTGCCGGTATTACACCAAGGACAAAAGAGTCCAGAGATTGGTTTCGTCGCAAAGCTCAATCATTGGGTCGTGTCAATAGAAATTCATTGATGCGAGAAGAACCTGTTGACCTCGCAAATAAACAAATAATTGGATCTATGTACATGTTTTTCTATGACCCAAAGCATAAAGATACATTACCATATTACGATAGATTTCCATTGGTAATTGTTCTTGATAAAGCAGAAGGCGGATTTCTTGGACTAAACCTAC